CCTATGTCTTTTTTATAACTTCTGTAACTTGGTTGAGGTTTTTTTCCGAAAAATGTTTTTCTTTTAGGGTATAATGAGCCAATAATTTGCACCATGCCCTGGTCATAATGAAAATGTTCACGATATTCACGTTTAAAAACTTCAGGATTATGTTGCGGTAAAAATTTAACTTCTATCCATATTCTTAATACTTCATCACCTATTTGTTTAAATCCTTCTATAGAACCTCCACCATATCCTTCTTCAGTGTAATATCCTAAATCTTCAAGTAAATTTTTGCAATCTACTTTTACGATATCTAACATATCTTTTCCTTCGTTCAGGAAAGAATTTAAATTTTCTTTGACTAATTTTGCTTTCATAATATCTTTTTATTTTAATATATATCTTATTTTTTTTATTTATTTTCAGTTGTTGTTGTTTTGATCGGGTCAATCGGGATCGGCGCTGGCCACTCTCTTCTAGTCAATATAAATTCTTGTGTAAAGTTACTTAAAATTTTATATTCTTCTGCTGATTCCCATTTTAACGTAAATCCTTTAACTAAATACCAACCACTATAAAATAGATCTAAAGCATCTCCAAAATTAGTATCTGGATTGATTTTATAGTTTTCAACCGCGTCTGTTCGAATTAATGCAACAGGAATTTTATCTCCACGAATTATGTTAAAGTTGTTTCCTATAACTTCAATATGAACATTTAATTTATCAAGTTCTTTATTATTCACAAGATTTTTAACTTTAGCGACCTGATAATTTCGATGATGATTTCCATCCCACTGTGTGTTATTGTCGTCGGGATTACTTATAGTGTATTGAACACCTAACCAAGGATATTTTTCATAAAGATTAACATAGGGATAGTTTGCTCGTTTTAATTCGGGATTTTTATTTTTTCCTTTTTTATCTTTATCAACAACGTATGATGCTCTTCCTCTTAATAGAATAGTTTTGTTTGTTTTATTTTCATCATACGTGGGCTCAATGGGAACCGCCCAATATTTTTGAGATTTAGGATTTTCATATAAATTTTTATTATGTTCAAACATTTCGCATGTCATTTTTGTTCCTACTTGAAATGTTATAGCTGATGATCGATTCATAGGTCTCCAAGTTGTAATGAAGAACGGCGTTGATTTGAAATTAGGAAAATTTGAAAAAACTTTAGCTGTTGTTAAAGTTTTTTCTTCTTCAGTATCAGCTCCAAAATTCCAGCCTTTATCTAGATTAGTAATCGATGCTGCCATATCAACTTCGGATTCTGCAGACATTAATTGTTTATTTATATTGATAAAATTTAAGTTATAATATAAATCTATCCAGCATTTGTAAAAAGATTTATCATCTCTCCACGCTCGTTCAATAATGTCGTTAATATAAATGTCTCCTGCGATGTTTGCTTTTAACCATATTTGTTTATCATCTGTATTATCTTCATTGGAAGCAAAGCCTAAGCCATGTTTTCTTGCAAAATCCTGTGCTGCTTCATATGATGTTCCTTCAAATGAAAAATCATTCTTTTGGCTTTTAAGTCCCGGAATAAAAAGCTCTCCATAAAAAGACATTAAAACAGGAGACTTAGCTTCGGTAAAATTAGGCATTGTATGAACGCCCGTTATAACATAATCATTGCGAATAATTTTAAGAACATCACTTCTGTTTCTTATTCCAACTGAGATTATATCTCCATCTTTGGGCATTTCTTTTGCTAGAAATGTTTGACTTAAAAATACAACATTAAGAGTAATTTTAGGTAAAAACTCTGTGCAATCAATAGTTATAGATCTTATTTCATCTCTATTAAAAACATATTCATTTATTTTAATCAAAGGAAATTCTAATCCTATAACATCTTCAACTTTTTGTTTTGTATTTGTATCTGCACCAGGAATAGATAATTCATCTAATTTTATTTCACTAGAAAACACAGTTTTAATTCCATAATAAATCGCCTTTGTTTCTGTTGGTTTTGCTGCCGGTTTAGTTGTTGTAGCTGGCGGTGTTATAACATTTAGAGGTTGTTCGGGAGCTTTTATTTCTTCTTTTTTGGGTGGTTCGGGCTCAGGAGTAGGTTCGGGCTCAGGAACAATGGCCTCAGTTTTATCGGGATCATAAATTTCTAACGTTACACCAACATTATATCTAGCGATCATTTCAGATTCCAACATTTGCATCATTTCTTTTGCGAGTATTTCAAACGTTGCAGTAAATGATTTTTCTCCTGTTATACTTATCGTTCCTCCATCTGGAAAACCTGATAAGTTTCCCGTAGCTATTTTGTGAGGACCTGAAATTGCAAATGTGATAGTTCCTTTAACATTTTTGCTGCCTTCTGTTACAGGGTCTTTAATTCGTATGTAATATGTTGGAGCTGCCATTATTTAATTTTTTTACTCTTAATTACTGTTGTTAGAAATTCTGATTGTGTCATTCCATTTTGTAAACAAGTATCTACGCCTGAACCAAAATAAACTCTACCATTACGATAAGTTATTTGAGGCTCTCCCTCTTTTGCTATATTAGGTGGAAGCGCGCCCTCTTTGGCTCCACCGACGATTTGTCTATTTTGAAATGTATTGTCACGTTTTGGAATTTTTATTGGATCAATATATTTATAACTATTTCGAATAGCTTTTGCTCCATCAACATCAGTTCCTGAGGGTTTAGAAATGATCGCTCTCATTGAATCTAAACTTGGAATCAAAATAATGTCTCCTTGTTTAATTGTAAAAGGATTTGATATTCCATTAAATTTAAGAATATATTCTGCATATAATGAATTGTTATAGACTGCTCCAGATATTAGATCAGGCCTCATTTCAAATTCTTTAGGAACTCGATATATGGAATAAGATATATTTTTATTTGATCTAAGATCAAACATCGGAGACGTTAAATCTTTAATTTCTATTCCATCACCCCGAGTTACAATTGGTTTTCTATCCAAACTATTTGCAAACATGTTTTATAATTTATTTTATGTAAGACTCCTCTGCGCGATCCAATCTGCGCTACGGTATGCAGTTAAATATATGTCATTTTCGTTTGTAATAAATTGTGTTGCTGAATTCTCAGAAATTCCAAGATTAAATGCAGCACGATTCCAAACACTTACTTCTCCACCCAAAGCACTAGATTTGCCTTCAAGTTGGCTAGGTGGTATAAATCCGCTATCCATGCCAGGTTTATACATTATGCCCATTCTTCTATTTGGCATAGTTCCTGTTTTTGTAGGTTGTTGTGTTGCATTGTCTACTTTTGTTTGATAATCTGCACTGCCTGAAAGTGTATCTGGTAAGTTATAGATTCTTCTCATACCTCTATTGAATATTGATTCTATTGCATCTCTATCTCTTGCCATTGCATGTTCAAGCTTAACTGTGATTTTTATTTCAGTTGGAAAATCATCAGGTCCTAATTCTTCATTCCATTCAACTTCAATACCTTTGCATATCAAGTTTCCTATCATTGCAATTGGGTTTAAAGGATTTCCAACCGTGACATGCCATTCACCAACAGGTTCTCCTGTAAGAATTGCTTTCATCCCTTGCAAATACGGTATTTGTCCGTCAGTTCTTTTTGCAATCTCGTTTTTAGCAATGTTACCCAATCCTCCAGTAAATAAACTAGTTACTGATCCAAAAATACTTCCTTTTTCTCCACTAAATAAATTGCTGAAAAATCCTTGAATATCTTTGAATAAATTAGTTGCAACAGATTCTACACTTCCTCCCTTATTAGCTTGAGCGCCGCCTTGTGTAAATTGTTTAATTGTAGATAACCCCCATCCTATAGGATCTCCTTTATACCATTTTTCAATACCTTCTTCACCTCCTAAAAATGGATATTTTGCGGGATTGCTCATAAATCTATGCGCACCTCCAAAGAATACAGCACTTGCAGAACCCATCACTAAAAAGTTTGACATAATGTCGAGTAATACTGCTTTAGGATTTATACCTCCAACCGGTCTTGCAACATATTCAAATACGATATTTAATCCGTCCCATGCAAAGTCAATTCCGGGAGTTCTCTTTTTAATTTTATCTATTCTGTTCAAAGGTCCACGAATTCTATTTTCATATGGGCCATCTTCATAAGGATCTGGCGGAAGCATTCCTTTATTCATTATAAGATTTTGATCAAAATTTCCTCCAGCAACATTAAGCATTTCAGCAAGTTTTGAGATACCTTTATATAATGAGCCCGGACCAGATTCGTTGCTTGGAACAGTATCTGTTGTAACATTCCATACGTTTGCTTGAATTTCTTCCCATGGCATCCCGGTTGAAAATCGAATTATGCTATTCAAACTATTTCCAGATTCTCCCCCAAAATAGGTCACTGCTGTAGCCATAGGAGGAAATGCAATGCTTTCACTTTTTGTGCTTCCTGCATCATCTGCGGTAGTGGATGTAGTTGTTCCTTTTTCTGAGTTTTGTACATTAGGTTGATTAATCATTCCTGGAAATTTTAAGTTATCGAGAATAGGAGCAGCATATCTTCTAAGAGTTATAAGTCTATTGTTTGCAATCTTATTCCAATACTTTGAAAACACAAAATCTGTGAATTGATAAGGAGTTCTTCCATAAGGGTCTCCTTCTCCCCAGGATATTAGTGCTGAAGTAGTTGGTGTACTTGCAAAATTAACATCTTTTGTTGTAGTTGAATCAACTTCATACCATCTTCTTTGATTCTTTTGATTGACAAGTGTTTTTCCTCCGTCAGATTTATATAATCTTATAAGAGCGTTATAGTTTTGTAGCGCTGGTACGCCTTGATAAAATTCATTTTTAGCCATCTGATCATATTCATCTTGTACTTTTATAAGTTTTTCTTTTAAAGAATCAGGAGAGTTTTCAAAAGACGTTCTTAATGTTTTTTGACTAATTAAATATCCTGTAGTAGATAATTCTGCAAAATCAGAAGAAAAAGGAACGTATCTTGTAGGTTTTTGTGTTGATTGTTCTGTTTCAGATTTAAATGTGTATTCTTCTAATCTATCTAATCTACGGTCAAATGGACGAGTTTTATTCGTATCTGCAGCTATAACTTTATTTTCTTCTGTATCTTTACTTGTATTTGCTTTATCTGATTTAGTCGATGCTGTATACGCAGCAGCACATCTAGTTACTATATTTTCAGCTTCTTGTCTTCGATTACGACGTACCCAATTTGCTGCAGAATATACATTTTCAACTATGTCTTCATTAATAGAAGAATATACGTTTGAACGAGATTTAATTCCAATATTATTTATTTTTATTTTTCCTGCCTTGACTTCGGTTGTAGCTACAGCCTTTATACCTTTTCGTAATTTTGCTATACGAGGAGCAACTTGTTTATTTTCATCATGAGGATATCCTATTTTATATAATGCTAAAACTTGGGATTTCATACAAGGAGATTCTGGTACTGCACTTACAAATGCTGCCCAATCGTGTACTCCATTATTCCAATTTCTAAAAAATTGTTCTACTCTAGAAACTTCAGCCATAATATGTTTTATATTTTTTATTTATATATTCAAATAAAAAGCACGACCATTATGATCGTGCTTTGATATTTAAAATTTATAAATTTTATTAAGAAGGTTTAAATTTATATTGTGATAATCTATCTATTCTTACCGCCTCAATTAAACGAATTTTTTTCACAGATGGAAAGAAAACTATTTCATCGAAATTTTTATATAGATGAGTTAATTTAGGAACATTATAGTCATCAAATAAAACAACTTCACTTATAGTATCAATTTCTCCGAGTATGTCAAAAAGATTCGGCAAAACATTTTCATTAATATTTGGATTTGAATAAATTATACCCCTAATTCTCTTTGATTTTGCATATGTTTTAATAAGTTCAGTTATTTGATTGCTAATTATAAATGAGCCATAGTCATCAATAGTTGAATATGTATAGCCATATTGTTCTAAAATTTCAGGAATATAAATTATTGAAAGGAGCTTTAAATTAAGAAAAGATTTTTTCAATTTTTCAACTCCTTCGACAGTTATATAAAATTTCACCGTAGAATTAAATTAAGTTTATTTTTTTTCAGAAATTTCCTTTTTAGCTTTTTCTATAGCTGTTTCAATTGGGAGTCTTTCATGTTCAGATATTTCAAGAGCTTTAAGATAAATTTTTTGAGAATCTTTTTCATCTTGTAATCTTTCATGAAGAATTCTATTTCTTTCAACATTTTCTTTGTGCATTTGCTTTCCAGAAATAATGTTTTCTCTTAATAGATCAAATTTTCGACTTCGAGACAATTTTTGTTGATACTGTAATATACCTAAACGTTTGCTCATTTTTCTTCGTTCTTTATGATTCATTTTTTTTATTTTTTAATTGTTTACGTTTTTTTCTCATTTGTTTAGCTCCTTCTATACCATATATTTCTTCCCAGGTTTTTCCTTTTTTTGCTTTACTCATTTTTTCTTTAGTTTCTTTTGTATGTATAGTTTTTTTTCCTATTCGTGATGTTATTAATGCTTTTTTATGTTTTAGAGATAAATGTTTTCCCCACATATGATGTTTTTCTTTCTTTTTAGAACCATTTATTTTAAAAGTTTCACTTGTTTTTCTTTTTGCTTCTTCCGATCTTTTAGTACCTAATTTTGCATTTCTCATTTTTTCTCGAGTTTCTTTTGAAAAACAATTCTTTTTTCCACTATTCCAAACTTTACAACCACCATTATGAAATTTTAAATGTTGAGTAGGCAAAACTATATTATATCCATTAGGAGCTAATGTATTATATTTTAAAATAAAGTTTGTTTCTTCATTTAACATTTCTATTTTATCTTTACAATCTGATTTTAAAATTTCTTTTTTAAAATTTTCTTTTCCATAAATTTTATAATCTTTATTCAGATATTTACTAGAACCCCAATATTCATCTTCTTCAATTTTATTTTTATAACACAATCGACTACCTACATATTGTTTATTCAAAATTAAATTAGTTATAATGTAAATATAGAAAAAATTAGGTTGTTTTCTTTTCATTTTCCTGAATATTTTTAAGTTCAGGAAGTTGATATAAATATGTTTTTTTTGTTATTTTTTTAAACTTGATATGTCCTTGTTTTCTCCAGTTATATAATGTCTGTTTACAAATTCCAAATATTTCAATAATTTGATGATATGTATACCAAACTTCCATATATTATATATTCATAGAAATTTTTACTATTTTGTACTATTATGCAAACTATTAACGTAAAAGTAATTGAACAAGCGAAGAAATGCTGCTAATAAAAGTGTATCATCTGACGTCACGACGTATGACGAATCTATCATCTTAAACTTTATATTTTTAGATGCTTCTTGCACTTCTTCGCTTTTTGGTAATTCTTTATCTGTAAGATCTACGCAATATAGATCGATAGCTGAATCTGAAGTTAAATTATTGTAAAGACTTCCAAGATACATCCAATCATCAGCATTCGTTATATTTATTCCAAGCAATTCATATAGAACTCTATTAGCAGCTACAAGATTGGTACCATCATCTTCATTTACATATCCATTCATTAACGTATAATCATATTCTTCAAAAACATAATTATAATCTTTTATAACACCGACTTTGTCTAGGAGGCCCTTTGAGTCTATTGTGTAGGGCAATACTGTAACTTGATGTTTTTTAGAAACAAGATAATAATGTTTTTTTATTTCTATCACGTCCTCCCAGTCTCCTTCAACAATAGTTTTTCTTTCGATATTTTCATTCACATTCATTTCCATAATTTTATTTTATTATATATTTATGAATTAATATCTTTAATTTCAGAGTCATCGTACATTTGCTTAATAGCGATTTTAAGCGCTTCTTTTATTTCATCTACTGTAATTTCAGAAACTATATAATCGATAAATTTTGTGTTTCCTTCATCAAATGATTCTTTAGCTATTTCATACAGGTTTTTAGGTGGTAACGCTACTGTCATTTCCATAATTATTTCTGTGTCTATTTTTTTGGCCTTTGACATTAGAATATATACGGGATCCGTTGTGTCATAAGTAGGTTTTACTGGTTGTTGTACAGGAGTATTAACTGTTTGCGGCTGAATATTATAAGCT